GAACAAATAAGAATTATTACTAAAGACGCTACTAAAGGTTTTGTGCCATTTAAATTTAATGAAGCTCAATCTATTATTAACGAGGCTTTAGAAAAACAAAGAAAAGAAACAGGTAAGGTTAGAGCTATAATACTTAAGGCTAGACAACAAGGTATATCTACCTTTTGTGCTGGAAGAGTATTCTGGAAGACTTACTTTCAGCAACACACTAGATCTGTTGTGATGGCACATGATAGTGCTACATCAGATTCTTTGTTTAGTATGAGTAAAAACCTGATTAAGAATATGGAAAAAGGGTTACAACCTAAGTTAGAAAAAACGAACGCAAAAGAAATTTCAATTCAAACTCCGGCATACCCTGATTCAGAGGCAGTTGGATCATACCGTCTGTACACTGCTGGTTCACCAGAGGCTGGAAGAGGGACTACACCTACTATATTACATGGATCAGAAGTTGCATTCTGGCAACATGATGCTAAGATACTTGCTGGGCTATTCCAAGGTATATCACAATCAGATGGTACTGAAGTTATTATTGAGTCAACAGCTAACGGTGCATCAGGTGAATTTTATAGGTTGTATCAAGCGGCAGCTGCAGGTGAGTCTGATTATATAGCTATCTTTATTCCTTGGTTTAAAACTATAGAATATAAAAGAGAAGTACCTGAAGGGTTTGAATTAACATTTGAAGAAAAAGATTATAAAGAAAAGTATGACTTAACAGATGAACAACTATACTGGAGACGATTAAAGATCGTAGAAGGTGGAGTAGATAAGTTTAGACAAGAGTATCCTGCTAATTCAGAAGAAGCCTTCTTGGTTTCTGGTGCATCAGTATTTGACTCAGAGAAAATAAACTCATTTAAACCTACACCACCAATTGCATTGAGAGGCTATAATGATGATCTCGGTTCTTTTGATGACAGCCCTAGAGGTAATCTAGAAATATGGATACCACCTGATTGGCAAGACAATTATATTATAGGGGCTGATGTTGCTCTTGGTGTTAAACAGGATTATAGTACAGCTATAGTTATGAACACTAAAGGTCACATCTGCGCTATGTATAGAGATAATACGGTAGATCCTACTTTATATGGTGAACATTTATTTTATCTAGGTAGATATTTTAATAACGCACTGTTAGCAGTAGAATCTAATAGTATGGGTGTAGCTACATTACAAAGACTCAAACAAATGAGTTATGTTAATATGTATTATGAAACGAAAGCAGCTAGGTTAAGCTCAGAAGAAGGTCAAACTCCTGGATTCAGGATGACACACGGAAGTAAACCTAGAGTTATTGGTCAGTTAAAAAATGCGGTAGAAGAAGAAGACATTTGGATTCCTTCTAAAGTAATACTAGCTGAAATGAAAACATATATATCTACACCATCAGGTAAAACAGAAGCGTTACAAGGACATCATGACGATACTGTTATGGCATTAGCTATTACCTGGGAAGCTTATCGTACTAACATAGATAAATTATCAAATCAAAAAGTCGATTGGAGACAAAAGAACTTTGTCAACACTAATAATGAGGATTGGATTTAATGGCTAAAACAAGCAAACAGATAGAAGACGTTAGGGCTAGAATGATGAAAGACCCAAGACAAGCTAACTTTGCCAAGCACATGATTAATCCTGCTACTGAAGAAGGTCAAGAGAAAATAAAAAACTTTCAGGCAGCAGGAGTTAAGGCTTCAGCAGAGGCTCGTAGACTAAAGAAAGAACGTGACGCTAGAATTAAAGAAAAAGCCGCTGAGATGGCTGAGACTTTAGAAGCACTTAATGTTGTTGCACAAGATCCTTTGGATGTAATGAAATTGCTAATGCATGAAGCAATGGAAGCAGGTGATCGTGAAGAAGCATTTAAGATAGCTAAAGAACTAGGCGAATATAAAGCACCTAAGAAAACAAGAGTGGAAACTGTCAACACAGAAAAAACTAGTGCAGACTTAAGTGTAGAAGAGTTAGAAGAATTAGCTCAACTTAAAAAAGATTTAGGAGGACAATAATGGCTATTTATAGACCTTCAAAAGGTGTTAAACAAAAGAATGGTAAGGTCTGGGACCCTACTAAGAAATCTAAAAATTCAGCTACTTATGGACGTGATAACGTTAAAGAACATAAAGAGCCAGAGCTTGTCCGTGCCCATCGTGAAGAATGGCGAAAAGAGGGTAAAGACGGACTACACAGTTGAACCTCATGCTGTCCTTTAGGTTTTCGGGGTACCTTTGGTTCAAAAACCCCGTACTAGAATACATGCCCATATGGGTGCTAGATTGATAGGAGGCCTTATATGGGCGATTATATGAGTGGTTACCGTGAAAAAGTAACCGACGAACAACTACTTAACTTAGTTGATACAGGTGTATCTAACTCAGCAGGAGATTTTTTAAATTCTTCCGAGTTAGCTAACGACAGATTACAGTCTACTTATGAATACGCAGGTTTACCTGAAGGTCACTTAAGACCTAACGGTGTATCTAAGATAGTTTCATCAGATACAACAGAAACTATAGAAGCTTATTTAGCTTTGATATCAGAGTTAATGTTTAATAACAATCGTATAGCTAAATTTAAGTCATGGTCAGCATCACCTAGCGCTATAGCAGCAGCTAATGATGCATCAGATTTAGTTAACTATACCATATTTAAAAAGAATAATGGTTGGGAATTATTAAATACTTGGGTAAAGTCAGCCTTACTTTGGAAAAACTCAGTAATACGTTGGGACTTTGTAGAAGACAAGTACGCTGACTTTGAAGAGTACGATTCACTTACTGAAGAAGCTTTAGATCTTAAACTGTCTGATAAAGAAATAGAAGTAGTTGGTGAGTTAAATTTTAATCCATCAACTAATACTTACGAAGATGTTAGGTTAAAAAGAACCTATGATATGTCTAGAGTTAAAATAGAAAATGTACCACCAGAAAACTTTTTAATATCAAGAGACGCAAGTGCTATTGATGATGCTAAGTTTGTTGGTGTACAAATAGAAATGTCTCGTTCAGATATAAGAAAAATGTATCCTGATATTGCAGATGAAGTTTCTGATTGGTCAGAATTACCTAGTGCAAGTGAAGATCATTCCAATTATTCTGAAGACGTAGCAGTACGTAAACGTGTAACAGGTCAAACATACTGGTCTGGTTCAGGTAGTGACGATGATTCATTGTTAGAAGCTAATATGAAAGTAGCTGTAACAGAGTGTTGGATTAAAGTAGATCGTGATGGAGATGGTATAGCAGAACTTAAACATATAATTGTTGCAGGTAGTAACATATTACATGAAGAAGACTGTAACTATATTCCACTAGCATCACTAAGTCCTTTTGAAATACCTTACGAGTTCTTTGGATTATCTATAGCAGATATGACAAGATCTACTACACTTACTTCTACTGCTATACTACGTGGTTTTGTAGAAAACACTTACTTAAGTAACTATTCACCTAAGTTAGCTGATCCGAATGTTGTAGACTTTTCTGCATTACAAAACATGAGACCTAAACAGATTATACCAACTAACGGTAATCCTGCAGGTGCAGTTACTGACTTACCACCAAGCACTATTAGTGCAGGTACAGTTCCTTTGTTACAACATTTACAAGTACACAAAGAACAAGCTACAGGTATGTCTAAAGCAGCACAAGGACTTAATGACGAATTATACGTATCAGGTAACAGTGAAGTTAAACTAAATCAAGTTATGACTGCCAGCCAAAAACGTATACAACATATAGCCAGAAAATTTGCTGAAGGCGGATTTAAAAGACTATGTGAAGGTGTTTATAAGACTATAAAGGCTAACATGGATGAAGTTAGTATTATGTCTGATAGACGTGGTGTTATGTTAGATGTTAATCTAAAAGAACTACCTACTTGTATAGAGTTAGAAGTAGATGTAGATTTAGGTGAAAACTCTAATGCTAACAAAAGAGAAAAGCTAATGTTATTAGCATCTCAATTAATACCTATGCTTAAAGAGTCAGGTCAAGGAGCTATGATTAAGCCAGATGCCGTAGCTAATATAGCGTTTGACATGGTTAATAGTCTTGATCTTAAACCAGAACAATATCTTAAAGATCATACTACCAAAGAATTCTTGGAAGAAGCTAAGAACGCTATGAAAATAGCAGAGGATGATAAAAAGAGAATGAAGGAGATCGCAGCTCGTGTTGAAGAATCTAAAGCTAAACAAGCTGAAGCAAATTCAGTTTACACTAAGGTGCAAGCAGATAATTCGCTTCAAGATAACATTAGGCAAACAGCTATTGCACTTGATCGTCATGATCAAGAATGGGCTCGCCTTAAGACTGCCGCAATTAAAGCAGAAGTTACTCCGGAAAATCTCCCAACTCCGGGAAATATGGACGAGATAATGATGAAAGCCGTTGAAATAGTTAAATCTATTGAGGCAGCACCATCAGGAAAAGAAGGTGGTTCACTAGACGAAATGGTGAAACAAATGGGCATAGACCCTGCACAAGCAGTGCAATTAATAAAACAAGCAATCGGAGGTGGACAATAGTCCCCTCCCTAACTACACCTCTACCTTTCGAGATGATGTGTACATAAGGTAAATTATGGAAAAATATAGAGAAGCAGGTGACAAGAGGATGACCAAGAAGGTGCATCCCGATAGATTATCACAAATAGCTTTACAGGAAGCAAAGTTCTCAGCAGACACTCGGAACAACTTCTTTGACTCAGCATACGGAGATATCTTAGTAGATTTCTTTGTTGAGTGGCTAAAGACCGAACCTCACGAAACTAAGACTAGAGAGCATTTATATGCTTGTTCTATGGCGCTAGGTAGCGTTAAAGAAAAGTTAATTAGTATAGAAACTAAAGGTCGTAACATTCCTATTATGGAAAAGTTAAGTGAGGAAGACAGCAATGATTAATATTAAAAAAGAAACAATAGATGTAGTAATAGACAATATTGATAATTCAATAACTTATTACTTAAATCAACATACTGCAGATATAAGTGGAGCCAGTCGTATTAGAAACGATGCTCCTATAATTAAAGGTTTATTTGATTACAGAGAAGCCTTAATTAAATTGCAGAAAGAAAATTCTCCCGCAAAGAAAAGAGGTAATCCTAATTTTGGAAAAAATAATCCTTACAATACTAATAAGCAGGAGGTAACTAATGATGGCTGATAATAATAGTTCTACCCAAACGGATGATAAAATTGTTGACAGCAGTTCTGAAGATCAGATGCTCGCAGACATTCTTAATAAATCAGAAATACTCCAGGAAGCTGGTGTAGTTCCGGTACCAGAAGAATCTCTACCCGAACCTGAACTCCAGGACTCAGAAGACACAGGAACAGAAGAAGACCTTGAACAACCTGTAGAATCTGCCGAATATGAAGATGATGTTGAACCAGATAATGAAGAAGAGGAAGAAAGTAAAGAGGAAGACGGAGATGCCGAGGCTACCGAAGTTGATACTTATTTACTTGATGACTTAGAAGACATTATGGTATCCCACAAAATTGATGGTGAAGAAGTAACACTTCCTTTATCAGAGTGGATTGCTGGTTCTGCAACCAAACAACATCTTAGTAAACAAGGTCGTGAGATTGGGGAAGCTCGTAAATCGTTAGAGGAAGAGCGTACTCAAAAATTAGGTGAAATAGAAACATTAGCAAGTGTTATTGCGAATGAAGTTTACACTGACGAAACACAACACCAGAAAAAGTATCACGAGATCTCTCAAAAGCTTTCAGAAGCTCAGAAAGAGGGGGATACTTATGAAATTGGTGAGTTAACTCAAGAACAAACTAAAGCGCAAGCTGCTTATTGGGAAGCTAGAAACAAAAGAGAAAGTCTTTCGGTTCAAGTACAACAACAAAAACAGCAACTACAACAACAACAATTTGAAGAGTCTGTAAAGCATTTTAACGATACTATAACAGATGTTATTCCTGATTGGAATAGCGATATTCAAAAGTCTATAAGAGAATTTGCAATAGAAGAAGGACTACCAGAAGCTTTGCTTAATGTAGTGGCAGATCCTACTGTAGTTAAATTTGTAGATGAGTTTCGTAGACTTAAGCAAGGAATAAAAAGTGGTGCTAAAAAACGTGCCAAGATTCCTGCTAAGAAAATACCTGCTACTAAGTCTAAGACACCTACTAAACGAAAACAAGACAAGGAGGCAATGACTAAAGCAAGAGCTTTTAAAAATGATTCTTCGAAAGAAGATCAAATAGAGTTTTTGAAGAGGTTTGCGCCAACACGATAAAGCCAGTATTCGGCTAATAACATATAGGTAAAGTAAAATGGCAACAGGACGTTATGGCACATCAGGTGCTTCAACACAAGCGGCTAACGCAACAGGAAACCGCTTCCCTTCAGGCGCATCAAGCGCATCAGTATCCGAAAAAGAGGATCTAGCGAATTTCATCTCAATGATTACACGAGATGAAACACCGTTTATGTCTTCAATCGGTAAAACAAAAGCGACTGGTATCTACCACGAGTGGCAAACAGACGAATTAACACCTCCAGGTAACTCACGAGTTGCACAAGGTGCTGACTTTGATGCTGTTACTCCAGATGGTCGTACAACAGCAGGTGGAGATCACGGTTCAGGTGGCGGTGTAGTACTTACAGATGCACAGCGTAACCGTGCACGTTTAGGTAACTACACACAAATCAACGCAAAAACAGTTGCAGTATCAGGCACAAAACGTGCTGTAGATCAAACTGGTGTTGCAGATGAGTACGCATATCAGCTTAAAAAGCGTGGTACAGAAATGCGTCGTGATGTAGAAGCTGATTTAATTCACTCACTAAACGTTTCTACTCCAGGTTCTGCATCAGCTGCAGGTTCTATGGCTGGTGTTTTCTCGTGGGCAACTAATGTTGTAAACGTGGCATCAACAGACAGTGGCAACACAGCTGCTCGTATCTCAAATGCAGGTGTTACTGCAGCAGAATCAGGTATTGGTACAAATAACTTCTCAACAGAATCTACAAGTGCAAACGTAGGTGAACTTGAGTTATCACATATTGACGAGATTATGCAAACAATCTACGAAGAAGGTGGTAAAGCTACTAAAGTAATGTTATCTCCAAAGAACCGCCGTGTATTCTCAGCTAAAGCAAATGCTACTGGGTCTAACGTACGTCGTAATATCGACGATTCAGGTTCATTACGTCAAGCAGTAGACATTTATATGTCAGACTTTGGTGACGTTATGGTAGAGCCTAACTACATTATGGGACTTGCTGCAACAGCAACAGGTGCTGGTGGTACATCCGCTGACGCAGTATCTATACAAGATGCATTAGCGTTAGTATATGATCCAATGTGGTTCAAAATAGCTACACTTCGTCCAATGCAGGAAGTTGACGTAGGTCAAAACGGAGACTCAACAGTAGGTATGTTCGTTGAAGAATGTACTCTTGAGTGTTCTAATCCAAATGCTTGGGGTGTAATTGCTAACATCGGCGCATAAGTTTAGAAGAGAGGGCATCTTAGGATGTCCTCTTTTACTAATAGGAGTAATAAATGTTAATTAAAGTTACAGCAAATTCCAATGCTTTAGTTATCAGTGGTGAAACATTGATAGGAGCAGCACAGGAAGCAATCTTTAAAATAGGTGGTGAAAATCATATAGAAGTAAATCCGGCTACAGGTAAAATTACTAAAGTATATTTATCTAGACCAGGATCTACACACAATATAGTAGCTATAGGTTCTAGTGCAACTACAGTTGCCAGAATTCAAGTAGGTAATCTTACAAACAACGGTGAATTTAGTACTTATATAGATTCATTATAATAAAAAGGGCACAGCATGGCAAAGTTTAAACACAATTCTGCGGCAGGAGATCTCACAGGAGAGCTTATTACCGACGGAAATTCAGGGGCTAAATGGAGAGTTGAAGGAGACATCAGTTCTACTATTGAGTCTGTTAAAAGAGATAGGGAAGCAGGTAGGAATAAAAAATCACATTATCAAAAGATGTGTTCTATTCCAAAC